TATAACATTAAAACAAAATAAGATGTTTAAAATAACTAACAAACAATCTGGCTTTAGTCAGTATATGAGTAAGCAGGATATGCAAAGATTTATAACGCATAACAACGACTATAAATATAAAGTAAAAAGAATTAACGAAATAGATATAGAATTTATAGAAGAAATATCTTATGCTATTTTAGGTGTAATATCTTTATCTATATTAATAACTTTATTTTACTTTATAAACTTATGATAGATACATTAATTATAGGTGGGTTGTACGAAGATCCTACAGAGTGGAACGGTGAAAACAGAAGTTGCGAACACTGCGACAAAGAAGCAGAATTTGACGACTTATACTGTGAAGACCACCAACCGTGTAAATATTGCGGTGAAACAGAATACTGTATAGACGAAGGTAAATATTGTAAAGAGGACGTCGAAAATCTATAAAAGAGTAGACAAAATATAAAAATTAATAAAATTATGAAAACAGCAAAAGTAACAAACGTACAAGGTTCAGGAACATTTAAAGAATTATTTGTATTTGAACTACAACTAGACAACAACGACGCAGGTAAAATCTACAAAAAAGGAAAAGATGCAGGCGTTAAAGTTGGTGACGAAATAACTTACACACTAAACGACAAAGGAAGTATTAAGATACAAAGGGAACAATACAGCGGCGGCGGTGGTGGATATTCTAGTAAGTCTAACCCAGACGTACAGAAGTCTATTATTAAACAATCAAGTTTAAAAGCAGCAGTAGAACTATGTAGTGCTTATATTAAGTCTGGTAACAGTGTAAATAGTGCAGACGTATTAAGATTAGCAGACACTTTTACACACTGGGTAAACGGTAAAGAAACAGAAGTAGTAGCTAAGACAGAAAAAGTAGTTGCTAAAATTGATAACACAGACTTACCTTTTTAATGATAACAGAAGGAATAACGGACATAAAAGAAGTTAAAGAACTTTGCGATATTGCTACAGAAATAGTAGGATTAGAACAGGGTTCTTTGTCTTCTAAGTCAAGGAAGGAGCCGTACGCTTTAGCTAGACCAGTAGTAGCGAATATATGTTTAAACAAAGGAATACATTTCGTTACAATTTCTAAAGTGTTAAACCGAGATCGTAGTAGTATATACCACTACCAGAAGAAACACGCATACAATTTTAAAAGATGGTTACAATACAGAAGTTTGTTTACTAAAGTATTTAATACTTATAAGGAAAGTAAAAAAGAACAAAAGACTTTTTTAACTAAACAAGACTTACGAAGTCACTTGTTAAGTAATGGTGTAAATACTTCTAACGGTGAAGTATATATAATTGTTAAAAGTGGAGTGTTAAAAACTTCTATAAGAACTTCTTATAAAGACTTTAGTAATCAATTGGAAAAGATTAGAATTGCTTTATTTGATTATGAATATAAAATAGACGTTCAATTATGAAACCAAACTACTACGCAATACTAACTTCAGAAGTTAGATACAACCAGAACTTAACCCCGAACGCTAAGTTATTATATGCAGAAATTACAGCGTTAATAAATATGAACGGGGTTTGTTTTGCTAGTAATAAATACTTTGCAAACCTTTACGGAAAAACTAAAACCACAATAAGTAAATGGGTAAGTGAATTGGTTAAAGAAGGGTTTATAGAAATATCTTTTACATACAAAGAAGGTAGCAAAGAAATTGACAATAGGTATATAAGAATTATTAAAGGGGGTGTTGTTAAAAAGGTCAATACCCCCCTTGTCAAAAAGTTAAAGGATAATACTACAATACTTAATAATAATACTACGTATAGTAATAAGAAGCCCTCTGTTGAAGAAATTAAACAATATTGTTTAGATCGTAACAACGGAATAGACGCAGAACAATTTTTTGACTTTTACGAAAGTAAAAATTGGTATGTAGGTAAAAACAAAATGAAGAACTGGCAGGCGGCGGTTAGAACTTGGGAAAAACGAAAACAACAAAATCCTACATCTAAAATAGACCAACAGCTAGACAACTATAATAACGCAAAAAAACATTTAGGACTATGAGAACAAAGAAACCAGAAGTACATAGATTTTTTCGCAAAGGACAATACAATACTTTAGATAAAAGTTTGTTTCATAAATGGTTAAAAGAAGAAGGTTACAGCCGTTACGGTTTATCAATAGACTTAGATAAAACACCTATGACTATAGACAGGTATTTAAACGAACCCGAACGACTAACATTAAAACAAATAAAAATTATTTGCGAAGAAACAGACGTAGACGCTAATTTTATTATGGACTTAATTTATTAAATATGAACTTAGAAGAATACAACAAAAAGAAAAGAAAAGAATATTACACAAATTTAATACTATCAATTTTAATTTATATTATTGTAGGTATATTAATATTTAAATTTATATGAAAATAAAAGAAATAGAAAATTCACAACTAAAGTTAAAATGTTTAGATCTTATAACTAAAACTTTTGTAGAACTAGGACAAGTTAAAGACGACAAGACTTTAGCAATACTTGCACAAACTTTAGCTACAGACCTTTTAGAAGACTTTCCTAACTTGACCTTCGAAGACATACAAGCGTCTTTTCGACAAGGTGTTCGGAACAGTCAAGAATTTCATTTAACGGTAAAGACATATTACAAGTGGATAAAAGCACACAGGGCTATAATATGGAATAACGAAGGTAAAGAACACACAGACAAAAGACTAAGATACAGAAGCCGTAAAGGTACAGGACTTAACAAAATAGAAAACAAAATAAAAAAATTAAAATGAATGTATTAAGTTTATTTGACGGTATGAGTTGCGGGCAAATAGCATTAGAAAAAGTTAATGTGAAAGTAGATAACTATTTTTCTAGTGAAATAGATAAATATGCAATACAAATAACACAAAAAAATTACCCTAAAACCATACAGTTAGGCGACGTTACAAAAATAAAAGGTACAGATTTACCTAAAATAGATTTGTTAATAGGTGGTAGTCCTTGTCAAAGTTTTAGTACTATTGGTAAAGGAGGCGGTTTTAATGGTAAAAGTGGTTTGTTTTATGAATATGTAAGACTATTACAAGAAACTAAACCTAAATATTTTTTACTTGAAAATGTAAAAATGAAAAAAGAATACCAAAATATTATTAGTAACGAACTAGGGGTTGTACCTATTGAAATAAATAGTAGTTTAGTATCTGCACAAAATAGAATAAGGTTATATTGGTCTAATATTATAATTAAAAAACTAAACGATAAAAATATATATTTAGATAGTATACTAGAAAATATAAATATACCTAATGTAAGCGACTATAGCGTTAATAAATATGCATTTGTAAATACTAAGTATGTAGATCCGTATAATAAAAAAGAAATAAAAACTAATAAATCTACAACACTTAGACTAAATTCTTCAAATGGTAATATGTGGGTTAAAGTATCAGACAAACAATATAGACGTTTAACACCTATAGAATGTGAAAGGTTGCAGAATGTGCTAGATAACTACACAGAAGGTGTTAGTAACACACAAAGATATAAAATGCTTGGTAATGGTTGGACTGTAGACGTAATAAGTCATATATTTAATAACATTTTATAATATGAAAAAAACAAACAAAGTTAAAAATTACAAAGACTTACACCCTATAACAAAAGGGTACATATTTAAACGGTTACAATATGACGAAACAATACCACAAATTGCAAAACACTTTAACGTAAGTATAGACACAGTAAATAAAATTATAGAAGAACGAATTAAAAGATGAAATTAAAAACACAAAAAGAACTTAACCCTGTAGGTAAAGCACGTATATTAGTAGATACTTTAACAGAAGACGTTAGACTACAAAACAAACTATTAGAAATACTTACAAGGAATTTAACAGGTGAAGAAATAAATAAACTTTATGAAAGTAAAAGAATATGAAGTTATAGACATATTAAGGAGTGTAAAGAAAAACATACAACCTTGTGAGTATGAGTATAACAGGTTCGACGCAGAAGACAAAAAGAATATTTACGAAATAAAAGTAAGAAGTAAATTATTTAAAGATACGTTTATAGAGTTCGACAAGTACAGTTACAACACAATGTACGCGCAAGAGTTCGACAAAATATTTATATATGTTGTTAAAATGGAAAACACTATTTACTTATTTAATGTTAGTCTTTTATATATGAGGGGTTACAATTTTAACTGGGAACTAAAGAAACTAAATCGAAACACAGAATTTAACCAGACTGAGAAAATACAAAAGATAGTAGGATATATAAACACAGACGAAGCAATATACACAATAGACTGTTTATAACTATATAAAAAAATAGTAAAATAAAACTAAAATATTTATATTATTGAATTGTGAAAACTATAAGTAAATTAAAAAAAGATTTAGACAAGGTTTTTAGTCTATACATACGACTACGAAACGCAAGTAAAGACGGAATAGTTGAGTGTTGGACTTGTGGAAAAACAGCACACTATAAGAAAATGCACGCAGGGCACTTTATGAGTAGGAAACACCACGCTACAAGGTGGAACGAAGAAAACGTACAGGTACAATGTCCTAAGTGTAACCTATTCGGACAAGGTGAACAATATACATTTGGGAAACTATTAGACGTTAGGATAGGTGAAGGTAAGAGTGAAGAACTACAAGAACTAAGTAGAACTACTGTTAAGTATATGCGTTTTGAATATGAAGATATGATAAAACACTACAAAGAAAAAGTAAATGCTATTAAAACCGATTAGTATAAACTACCAACACGAAATAGCTTTACAAGTGTATTTAGATATGATAACTACAAGTATAAAAGACGTTACAAAAAACGAAGAAAAATACAAAGACTTTATAGACGTAGCAAATATAATTATAGAACACCACAACAACTATAGAAAAGATGTATTAGTACTTGCAAACTATCAAGACTTTATAAGTCTAATACCTACACACTTCACAGCAATGTTAAACGGATATTTAACAGGAATAGAAAACGAAAATAATAAAAATTCTGTTAGATTATATAAACACTTACTAAGTGAAGAAGCATATAACTTTATAGATAAAGTACAACATATAGAAATTGAACAAGATATATAAAATATTAGCAGACCTAAGAAGTCACTTTGTAAAAATGACTTACGGACTTACTACCGACAATAACGAAGTAGACGAAGTAGTACAGGAATTTTATTTATATATGTTACAGATGAACCCAGACACACTTAAAGGAATATACGACAAGGACGGTGAAAAAGGTTTAATAAGATACGGAGCAGTAGTAATACGTAGAAGTCTACAAAGTAAAAACAGTCCTTATTATTATAAGTATAAAAAATACTACACAAATATAGATAGTTCAAGTATTAGTTGTACTTACGATATAACAGAAAACGGAGAACTAACAAACCCGAAGAACCTTTACAATATACCAAACGAAATAAACAACTATCAATATAAGAAGTTAGAAGAAATAGATAAACAGTTAGACAATATGTACTGTTACGATAGGGAACTATTTAAACTATACTATTACGAAGCAAATACTTTAGATAGTTTAGCAAAGAAAACAGGAATAAGTAGAAACAGTTTATTTACTACAATAGACAACGTAAGACAATTACTTAAAGAAAAGTTAAATGAATAGGTTCTTTGTAAATAAAGAAGTCTATAAAGAACGTCTAGACACTTGTAGAAGTTGTGAAGAATATTTTAAACCTACAGGATCTTGTAAAGTATGCGGTTGTTTTATGAGAATTAAAGCAAGTATGGGTGTTATGCAATGTCCTAACGAATATTGGTTAGCGACGCAAGAGTACGAAGCACCTAAAGAAATACCTACACACCTTAAAGACGAAATAAAGGAAGTATGGAAACTAATAGACAACGGACGAATAAAAGACACAAAGAGTAAACAAAGACTAATAGAACTATATAATACAATACACGATACTACATACAGCGTTAATACTAATTGTAGTAGTTGTTTAAAAAGTATGTATTTATTTATGCAAGACGTAATAACAAAGATATGAAGAAACGAAAATTAAATAGTAAGAACCCACGCTACAAAAAGAAAAAGGAAGTTAAAGAGTATAAAAGAGTATTAAAAAAAGTAGGTAAGAATTTTAAAATGTTTTTTTTATGGGAAATAAAATAAAAGGAAAAAGTAAACACTATTACGAGTTCGACAGGAACTTAGACAACGCTAAACAAAAGAATAAATTAAACCCTAAAATGTTATTGAGTAAAGAAGAACTAGGAATAGACGCAAGAGTACCAGAATACTACAAAGGGTTAAACGGTTACGAAGCTAGGAAGGTATGCGACAACTTTAATTTAAGTTATCATTTAGGAACAGCGGTTACTTATATATTAAGATCTTACCACAAACACGACACACCAATAGAATGTTTAAATAAGGCTATAGCACACTTACAATTTGAAATAGAAAAATATGAAGAACTGGAGAAAAGCAGGTAGGAAAACTAAAAAGTACTACTACAAAGAAAGTATAATAAAAAACGGTAAGGTAGTTTTACCAGAAATTATTACAGAAGACTACGGTTTCGAAATGCAGTTTGGTATAGAAGAAAAACATATAACAAAAGAAGAACAATACTTAAAATATAAAAGATGACAAACGCAATTATATTTGGTATAGGTTTTGTTTTAGGAATGTATATATTAACACAAATAGAAGAAAGGTTATGAAGTTTATTTGTAACGAATGTAATAACACGACAGACATATACAAAGTAAAGTTTACAGCAACTACAGACGGGTTAGTATGTAAAGACGCTATATGTTGTAACGAATATATGGAACAAGTAAGAACAAAAGAATACGAAGGTATACCAGAAATTAAACGAAACGAAGAACACTGTAAAAGTAGTAACTACGTTAAAGGACTTATGAAAGGTGAATAGAACACACGCACAAAACAAATATTATTTTAAGTGTATAGTAATACCATTAGGTAACTACTTGGGTTACCATAAGTTCGAAATGCACGAAATACTAAAAGATCTGTTTATAGCAGATACAAGTAAAGAACTTAATACAAACGAATTTAAAGACTATTGCGAACAAATAAGGGTATGGAGTATGTCAGAGTTTAACTTTGTCTTAGAAGAACCCGAAACAAATAAATAAGACTTATTTATATTATATATTATATTGGTTAATCAATTTATTTCAATTATGGACAAAAGGAAAAACAACGGTGGTGCTAGAAAAGGATCAGGTCGTAAGAGTAAAGCAGAAGAACAGAAACTTATAGAACACTTAACACCTATGAACAGTAAAGCACTAGCAGCTTTAAAAAAGGGTTTAGACAACCAAGAACAGTGGAGTGTTAAATTATTCTTTGAGTACTTTTACGGTAAACCTCAACAAAGAGTAGACGTAACGACAAACGACGAAAGTTTGAATATGCCACTAATAAACTTTATAGACACTGAACCTAAATAGTAAATACAATAATCTATTTACATCTAATTGTAGATATTACATAGTTACAGGTGGTCGAGGTTCTGGTAAGTCTTTTGCAGTTACAGTATTCTTAACACTACTAACTATGTCTAAAGGTGTTAGGGTATTGTTTACTCGTTATACTATGATTAGTGCACACCTAAGTATTGTACCAGAGTTTTTAGAGAAAATCGGGTTATTAGGTTTTACGAGTATCTTTAATATTAACAAGTCCGAAGTAGTCAATACTAAAACAAACAGCGATATTATATTTAGAGGTATTAAGACTTCTTCAGGAAACCAGACAGCAAGTCTAAAGTCTTTACAAGGTATTAGTTGTTGGGTACTTGACGAAGCAGAAGAACTAATAGACGAAAACACTTTTGACACTATAGATCTATCAATTAGAGAAAAGGGAGTACAAAACAGAATAGTATTAATACTTAACCCTACAACAAAGGAACACTGGATATATAAAAGGTTCTTTGAAAACAGAGGTGTAGAAGCAGGTTTTAATGGTATTAAAGACGACATCTGTTATATACACTCAACATACTTAGATAACAAACACAACTTAAACGAAAGTTTTTTACAACGTATAGAAACAATACAAGAAAACAATATAAAGAAGTATAACCATAAAATACTTGGGGGTTGGTTAGATAAAGCAGAAGGTGTAGTATTTGAGAATTGGAGTATAGGAAGGTTTAACCCTAACGACTTACAAACGTCTTGCGGTATGGACTTCGGGTTTTCTGTTGATCCAGATACTTTAATAGAAATAGCTATAGACAAAACGAAAAAGAAAATATACCTTAAAGAACATATATACAGAAACGGGTTAAAGTCACACGAGTTAGCAAAGATTGTATTAAACAAAGTAGGTAATAAACTAATAGTAGCGGATAGTGCAGAACCTAGACTAATAGAAGACCTAAGACATACGGGAGTTAATATAAGACCTGTAAAAAAAGGAACAATAGAAAGTGGAGTAACACGAATGCAAGACTACGAACTAATAGTAGAACCTGACAGTATAAATATAGTTAAAGAATTAAACAACTATATATACGCAGATAAAGGTTCTAAATTATACGTAGATAGTTTTAACCACGCTATAGACGCTATACGTTATAACGTAATATACCACTTAGACAACCCTAACGCAGGTAAGTACTTCGTACAGTAAACTAAAAACAACAAATTTATATTATATACTATGAAAGTAAAACTATTGAACGGTAAGAAGAAGTTAAGTTTTAATATACCTGAAAGTTTTGACGAATTAAACTTAGGAAGGTATCAAAGACTTATGTCAGTTCTTAAAAAAGATGAGGACGTACACGATATTGAAAAGGTTATAAGAATACTTAATTGTATTACAGATATACCTAAAAGGCAGTTGTACGGTTTGGATATGAAAAGTATAGGTAAGTTAGGTAAACACTTAACTACGTTTTTAGAAACAGTACCTACAGACGAACTTAAACACTTTATAGAAATAGAAGGTGTAGAGTATGGTTTCCATCCGAAGTTAGTAGATATGACTTTAGGGGAATTTGTAGACTTAGAAACATATACAGAAAACTTAGAAGAAAATCTACATAATATTCTAAGTATATTATACAGACCTGTTACAGCAAAGAAGGACGACAAGTATAGAATAGAAGACTACGAACCTAACGAAGAACGAGCAGATCTATTTAAGAAACATTTAAAGGTAGAAGACTTTAACGGTGCTTCGGTTTTTTTTTACGATTTAGGAACGCAACTTTTAATAAATTCGAAGAAGTCTTCAATAGAGAAACTGACGAAGAAGGATTTAGTGACGGACTAGCTAAAAAGTGGGGATGGTACAACGCTATCTATATGTTAGCAAACGAAAACTTTTTAAACGTAGAACAAGTAGTAAAGAAACCAGCGTACGAATGTTTAACATTTATGAGTTATAAAAAAGACGTAAACCAAAAAATAGAAAATGAGTATAGACAGCATAAGATTTAAAAGTTACAATAACGTAATAGATACCTTAAAGTGTGTAGGACAACAACACTTAAATATAAATACTGTTACAAGTGGTGACATCTGGACTATTGACTTAGAAAAGAATACACTATTTCCTTTGTTTCATATAAACCCCGTAAACGTAACGGTAGGACAAAATACAAGATCGTTTAACTTTCAGTTGTTTGTAATGAACTTAGTAGAACCAGACAGTAGTAACGAACAAGAAGTACTAAGTGACTGTTTAGAAATAATGAACGACATAATAGCAGTATATAAACAAGGTGAGATACTATACGCATACGACGCAGCAGCAGGAGAGGAACAAAGATACTTTATAGACAACGACTTTACAATTGAACCATTTACAGAAGAATACGACAACGCAGTAACAGGTTGGGTTATGTCTTTTGCAATAACAGTAGAAAACGAATTGAATAGTTGTATTGTACCAATAGACAATACTACAATATGTTCAAAATAAAAATAGGAAAATTAACAATACAATTAATACCACCAAAAATAACTTATGGACTATAACGAAGTAATAGAGAAACTAGAAGAAATAAGTATAGAGTTAGAAAGTTATACAGACTATCCACAAGCAGCAACTAACAACGCTAAACGAGCTATAGAGTACAAAGAAGAAAACGGTAGTAGTTGTGGTACTCGTGTAGGTTGGACTAGAGCAAGACAATTAGCAGACAGAAAACCTATATCTAGAGATACTATAGCGCGTATGTCTTCATTTAAAAGACACCAACAACATAAAGACGTACCATACAGCGAAGGTTGCGGGGGTATTATGTGGGATGCGTGGGGCGGTTCTAGTGGTATAAATTGGGCAATAAATAAACTTAAACAAATAGATAAAAAATAATATGTCAGACTTACAAATTACAATTTCAGAAAGTGTAACAATTAACGGAACTAACAGAGGTTCTACAAACACACTTACAACAACAGGTATAAACCACACTTACGAACGAGTAGAAACTTGTACACACTCGCAAACTACAACTATTGTAGCTTTTGCAGCAAGTCCTCACTCATCTACAGGAGCTTTAGACAAAGACAACGCAAAGTATATTAGAATAACTAACTTAGACGATACTAACGAAGCAGAAATAGCTTTTGTAGGAAGTGCTACGTTATACCAAGTAAGGTTAAGGGCGGGGGCTACACACGTAATATATAACGGTGACGATATACTACTAGCAGAAGCAGACACTTCACCAAGTTTCGGAACTATGGAAGACTTAGCTAGCATACAAGTTAGACCTACAACTACTAACGATATTAAAGTAGAAGTATTTGTAGCTAGTGTATAATGACTTTATTCGATTTAGAATATAAGAGCGTAGAAAAATATTTAAATTCTTACGGTAAATATATTGTAAGACAGGCAAAAAAATTGCTAAAATTTAATACAGCAACAGGTAACTTACAAGCTTCTTTAAAACATAAAGTAAAAGAAACAAAAGACGGTTACGAATTAAAATTTTTAGCTAGTAAGCACGCAGCATTTTTAAATAAAGGTGTTTCAGGTAACAAAGTAAGAAGAACCTATATAGATGAAAGGGGTAAAAGAAAAGCTAGTCCGTTTCGTTTTAGAAGCAAACAACCTCCTAGTAACGTTATATCGGATTGGACTAAAATCAAGGGTATTAGAGGACGTGACCGTAAAGGTAGGTTTATAACTAGAAAGTCTTTAGCGTTTCTAATAGCTAGAAGTATTAAAAGTAAAGGTATACGTGCACTAAGTTTTTATACACAACCTTTAAGTTGGAGTTATAACGAATTTAAAAAAGAAATGGAAAAAGCTTTTAAAGATGATGTACTAAAAGGAATAAAAGTTATGAATAAAAAAATGAAATTTAAATAATGAGTTTAGTAATAGAACAAAAACCCAGATATAGACTTATACCAGCAGGTAGCAATATAATTTACACACTATACGACGCAGTAACTATAAACCCTATAAACAATAAGTTTAAAATAAAATATAAAGCAGAAGTATATGTAAGTAACAAAACTTCTAATATAGTTTCAAGTGCTAATAGAGTAGGAGTATTTAAAGTAAGTCCTAACGGTGAAGGTTACGGAATATTTGACTTGTCACCTATTTTACAAAACTATGTAAGCCCAGAATACACAGGGGGTACAGTACACAACACAAATACTTTAAACAATTCGCAATACAACGGAGTAGACTATACAGAAAACACACCCCACACAATACACCAAATAGACGACTTTAGTACAAATAGAAATAGTGTTAGGTTTGTTGCGGTAAGGTTTAATATAGAAGCTTCTGATAGTGCTACAGGATCGGTAACAGAACAATATACATCTAATACTATTGCAGACACTGTTTTAATATATAACGGTGTACTATACGATACAGATATTTTAAACTTAAATAGTACAGGTAGTTTTGGGTTTAACTTAGACGAAGCGGGTTTTGTTATGAATAGTAATACAGACAAGTTTTTAACTAACGCACCGACTACACAATACATACGAGAAAACGACTATTTAACTTTATCTTATTTTAGCCAGTACGATTTTGATTTTGAAGTAGGTACAGCAGGACAAACCCACCCTTCTGTAGGAAGTGTTAAAATACAATTCTATTATAACGGAAGTACTACAGGTTCTTTAATAACGAAAACTATACAAGCATCGACAGGTGGACATAGTGGTTATATGAACGACAGTAATGTTAAACTACAATTTGCAGGAATAGGTACAGGTAACTTAGTAGGAGCAGGTGTAACAATACCGACTAATTGGGATTATTACACAGTACAAGCTTTCGGGGCTGTTGATGCTATTAGTCAAGAATATAAGTTTTACAAACAAACAGAAGACTGTAAAGAATACGAAACGATACGTTTAACTTGGTTAAATAAGTTCGGGGTATGGGACTACTACAACTTTACGAAAAAGTCCGTTAGAACGTTTAATACACAAAGAAAGTCTTACACACAAATAACGGGTACTTGGAATACAAGCAGGTACAGACCAGACGGGCACACAGGCGGTAAAAAATACTTCGGTAGTAATACAAAAGAAAGTATAACATTAAACACAGACTACATAACAGAAAACGAGGCTATTTGGTTAGAAGAACTATTTATAAGTAATGACGTCTATATATTAGAACAACGATCTACAGACACAGCACAACAGGGCTATATGAGAAAGTATATAAAACCTACTACAGTAACGGATAGTTCACATACAAGAAAAACAAAAGCTAACGACAAATTAATACAATATACATTTAAAATAGAAGTAGATAAAACTAAGAAAAGTCAATTAATGTAATGAGTGTACAACTAATACTATACCCACAAAACTACGAAGGTCAATACAGTGCAATAAGCACACCTTTTTTTACAGAATACGTAAGTGACTATTCTTTTAATATAGGTACACTAGGTACAGGTTTTAGTGGTAGTGCTTCTACACAAGCACAAATATTGTCATCTATACCAGCACCTATAAATGTTTGGCAACAATTTAACACTACAGGGGGTTTAGGATCTGCAGACGCAGCTTCTGTTGGTAGTGGTAAAATAACAATAGACTGCGCAGATAGTGGTACGTCTAGTTTTTCTGGAATATATCAATTAATAAGCAACCTTACAATAGGTTCTACTTATATAGTAAAAGTACAACGATTAGCAGGTACAACAGGTTTAACAGCTATAGGTTTATCAAGTCCTTTTACAAATAACGGTGTTTTATATACACCTATTTTAAACGCAGGACTACCCGCTACAGTAGGTACGCATACTTTTACGTTTACAGCTACAGAAACCGAACAAGTATTTATTATAACTTATGGTAACAACGACAATACAAAGTTAGAAATAGGCGAAGTTTCTATAAAAGAAAGTTTAGGTAGTGCACCAACAACAGACGTATTTAAAGACGGTCAAGTTATTTGCGACCTTTATAACGAAAGTAATATACCTTTAAGTTTATCTGTAGACGATTTTAAAAACATACACGAAAAGAAACAAAGTTTTAGTAAACCTTTTAAATTACCAGCAACAAAAAGAAACAACAAAATATTTACGAGTCTATTTGATGTAACTAAAAGTGTAAAAGACGATGTATTTAGTTTTAACCCATATAAGAAAACAAAGGCTATTTTAAAAGAAGACGGCTACACGATTTTTGACGGATATTTAACACTTATAGATGTAGTAGATAAACAAAACGAAATAAGTTATAATGTAAACTTATACGGTGAAACAATAACACTAGCAGACAAACTAAAAGACAAGAAATTTAAACATATTGACTTTACAGAACTTTCACACACTTACGACAAGACAAATATAAAAGCAAGTTTCGAAAGTAACGATGGTGTTACTTTACTTAATAGTTTAACTACAGATAGTTTTGCATATAACGCAACTTTAGGAGTAGACAAGACAGACGTAATTAAATACCCTTTTGTAAAATGGAACGGCGACAGTTACTTAGACGCAGGTAACGTAACACTACAAAGACTTGAAGACGCTTTTAGACCTTTTATAAATTGTAAATATTTATTAGATCGGATAATTACAGAAGCAGGTTTTACTTATAATTCAGACTTTTTAAATAGTACAGATTTTACAAAACTATTTATGGACTTTAATTTCGGTGATAGTGCACCGAACCTAGCTACAGGAAGTTCACACACTCAAATAAACGCACCTACAGGTGCTTCTACAATTTACGCAGGTACAAGTTATACTACCATAATACCGTTAGCAACAGGACTTTATGCGGGTGACGGAATAGCACAATACAACACTGCGACGGGTGTATATACAGCAGACGTAAACAATTTACAGTTTAATGTAGGTTATCATATAGACATACAAAATACAGACACTTCTAGTAGAGACGTTACTTTTAGGTGGTTTACTTCTACAGGTATAGAACACGATTTACAAACTATTACTTTAGCAGCAGGAACTACTGCGACAATTTCTGGTTATATGACAGGTATAATATTAAATTCAGGTGAAACTATACAACCACAATTTAAAGCTACTGCGGGTTCTGTAGTTAAGTTTACAGATTTTTTCGGTTCTACATCTGTTTCGCAAATTAATTTAGTAAATACAGGAATACTTACAGTATTACGTGGTGACTTAGGACAATTTGAGTTTTTAAAAGGATTGTTTACGATGTTTAATTTATTAGTACTACAAGATAAAGAAAACCCTAGTAATTTAATTATAGAACCTTATAATTCAGTATTTATAGACGCAACAAGTCAATACATAACGCATAAGACGTTAGACTGGACTTCTAAAGTAGATATATCAGAAATTAAACTAAAACCTTTAAAACTAAAGAAAAAGGTATTTTTAGACTTTGTAGAAGACAGTAACGACTACGCTTTAGGAATTTATAAAAACGCAACTGGTTATAAATACGGATCTGAAGAAATAGACGCAAGTATATTTACAGGCTTGTCTGGTGAAACTAAAGTAGAAGCAAAACCTTTTAGTCCTACATTTGTTAAACCTATATTTGACGGATTTACTACAGAGATGACTATACCCGTAATATATAAAGGTAACGAAGACGGAACTTTTGAAAGTTACGACAACAAACCTAGAATACTCTATAATATAGGTAAAGTTACTATGTCTAACAATACATATTTTATACCAGCACAAAATGGTGTATCAGAAGAAAATCAAAGTAGTTTTTTACAGTTTTCACACTTAACAGAAACACCAACAACTGCAAATACAAAAGACTATAATTTCAGAACAGGACAATTAATAGGTTCGATAGGTAACACACCTATAGACAACTTATACAATACGTATTGGTCACCGTATTACGATGAACTATACAACCCAGATACAAGAATTGTTAGTATAAAGGTGTATTTAACACCAGCAGACATTGCTAACTTCGAGTTCTACTATAAAATTAGGATTAAGAATAGAGAATATAGAGTTAATAAAATAGAATACAAACCTTACGAATTAAGTAGTGTAGAATTTATACTAATACCATAATGGAATTTAAAAAAGACTTTAAAATAAAACCTAAAGAAGTAAATTTAAACGGTTTAGTAATATTTACAGACGGTACAAACGATGTAGTACCAAATCAGTTAGCTTGTGAAGCGTACGGTTATAAATACGACACACGAACAGGTACTTGTATATCTTTTATACCTACGTCAAAACTAAATAAACAACTAAAAGAACCTTCAAATACTATTGCGGGTGCTTCTAATAAACACGAAAAAGGTACTTCTAGATCTATAATAAACGGAACACTAAACACTGCAAAAGGGTTTAACGAAAACTGTTTAGTAACAGGTGAAAAGAACGAAGTACAAAACAATATAAACAATAGTTTACTTGTCGGTAAAATGGGTAAAGTAACACACGACAGCGAATTTTGTATAGGTGGAGGTAGTTTTAATAGTGAGGCAGGACTAACGCAATATTCAGTACTACAAGTTTCAGGTAAAACAACAAGTACGTCAGACGTAGACCTATATATAGAAGGTAACGACGTTTTACAAAACGAAATATTGCTACCAGCTAATAGTGTTACGACTTATGAAATCTGGTTAAGTGGTTTAGTAACGGGAGGTTCTTCAGGAACACCAGGCGACTACGAAACTTACGAGTACCACGGCACTATAAGGTGTGGTAACACAGGAACACTTACACACAACGCAAAAATAAGTAGGTTATTAGGACGTACCGGTAGTTTAGGAACAAAAACAATAGATACAGCAACAGCATTTACATTAAAGGTACAGATAGCAGGACAAAACAACGTAAATACAAGTTGGCACGCTGTAGTAAAATTACATATAAACAAAACAAACGCAGTAACATTTTAAAATATGAGTGAAAGAGTAGAGTTAGAATTAAAACTAAAAGGAGGCGACAAAGCCGTAAAGACTTTAGGACAGTTAGAAAAAGAGTTAAACGACGCAAGAGATGCTATAAAAGAAGTTGAAGTAGGTAGTCAGGCTTTTGAAACCTTAGCACAAAAAATACAAAAAACAGGTTCTGAAATTAAGACCTTAGAAAAAGGTTTAGAAGGACTTGAGCCACAACAAAAGGCAGAGGCCTTTCTTAAGATGGGAGAGGGTATAGCCGGCGGTTTCGCAATAATGCAGGGAAGTCTTGCACTTGCAGGTGTTGAAAGTGAAGACTTAGAAAAGATACAAGTAAAAGTACAAGCGGCTATTAGTATAGCAATGGGTGTACGTATGATGAGTGAAGCGGCTTTGATGGCTACTACTGCTAAAAGGGTTGTCGCAGAAAAACTAGCTATAGTACAATCTAAACTAGGTATTGTAGTTACAAAAGGTCAAGCAGTAGCAACAGGTATCGCAGCTACAGCACAAGGAGTATGGAACGGGACTATAGCTTTAACTACTGTAGGTTTGAAAGCTTTAAAACTAGCTATAGCAGCAACAGGTATTGGTGCTTTAGTTATTGCAATCTTAGCTATAGGGAAAGCTGTTTACGACTGGGCTACAGCTACAGATAACGTAACACAATCACAAGCAAACTTAAATAGAGAGTTAGCAAATCAAAATAATGAATTTTTAAAAAATAGAAAGTTACAACAAGAATTATCGGCAGCAAATACAGAAGCAGAAAGAGAGTTAGTTAGGTTAACTAATAGATTAAATGAAAACGAAACTGCTTTAAATGAAAATTCAGATAAACTAAATAAAAACGCAGACAATTTAGAAAATTTAGGCGACCACAGTAAAGAAAGTCAAAGAATAATACAAAACAATACCACAACTTTACAAAAAAATTCTACAACACTACAAAATAATGTAGATATATTAGATTTAAAAATAGCAGCAGTACAAAAAGAAATAGCAGCAGAACAGGATAAAGAACAGAAAGACAACGAAAGAAGACAGCGTAGCAGTCAAAGGAGGTCAGAACGAAAAGCACAAAGAGAAAAAGACGCAGAAGACCTAAGAGCGTTACAAGAAGAAGCAAAAAGATTATCACTAGAAAGAATACAAGACGAAGAAACTAGAGAACTAGCTTTACTAAAATTTGAAAAAGATTTACAACTAGAAAAGATACAAGACGCTACAAACTATGAAGAACAAAGGCTTTTAATAGAAGAAAAATTTACACAAAAACGTAAAGACATACAAAAAGGATATGTAGAAGACACTGTAGACGGGTTATTGACTATTAGTACAGAAGGTGAAAATATACTTAATGAACTAGAACAAAAAAGACAAGAACGACTAGACGCAGAGCAAGCTAATTATTTACAAAGAGAACAAAACAAAGCAGACTTTAAAGCTAGTATGGACACACAAGGTTTTGAACTAGCTAAAGCGTTAGGAGGTAAAAACGAAAAAGTACAAAAAAAGATAGCAATTGCTGAAACTGCATTTTTTACGGGTAAGTCTATTATGCGAGCGTTAGCAGACATACCAGCACCTTTTGGACTTATACAAGCGGGTATACACGGAGCTATGGGTATTGCACAAATAGCAAATATTAAAAGTGAAAAAACAGGTGGTGCTAGTGGTGTAGGTGGTACAGACGTACCAGACACTATGATACCAGCAAGTACAGGTGCTTTTAGTTTAGGTGGTGTAGAACAACAAGCGGTTAAGGCGTTTGTAGTAGAATCAGAAATTACAGATAGTCAAGCACAGATGGAAGACATAAATAGAAGAAGTACAATTTAAAAATCAAATAATAACAAATAACTTATATTATATAGTATATGAAAAAGAAAACAACTAAGATAACAGAATTAGTTATAGACGAAGAAAACGAAGCTTTAGCAATTGACGCAATTAGTTTAGTAACGTCACCAGCTATAGAAGTAGACTTTGTATTTTTTGGTAAAGAAAAGAATAACTTAACCTTTGCTAAAGTAGACGAAGAAAAAAGAGAACTTATAGCACCAGCTTTAATACCTAATAAACAGATCTACAGATACGACGCAAATACAGACAGCGACTATTACGTATACTTTTCAAAAGATACTGTAAAGAAGGCAGCTTATAGTTACTTAAAACACAACAACCACCATAAAGCAACATACCAACACGAACAAAGAGTATCGGGCGTATTAACAGTAGAAAGTTGGATAAAAGAAGGTGACCAAGATAAAAGTAAACTATACGGTTTTGATTTAGCAAATGGTACTTGGTTTGTAAAAATGAAAATCGAAAATTCAGATCTTTGGGATAAGATAAAAGAAGGGGAGTTACGCGGTTTAAGCATTGAAGGATATTTTGTAGATAAATTAGAAAAAATGGGTAAACAATACACAGACGAACAAATAAGAACTGCATACAAAGAACTACAAGCAGAAGGTAAAATAAAAGTTAATTTAGGACTTATTGACGATTTAGAAAAAGAAACGAAAAAAGCAATAGACAAGTTTAATTCTATAAATAGTTCTGCAAGGAAAGCGGGTTCTATAATTGATAAAGCAGAAAGTGAAGCAAAAAAACTAAATAAAGTATTTACAGATTTAGAAAACAATTGGGAAAAAGTAAAGAAACAAGCAAAAGATTTAGGTGTACCGTTACCTAACGAAGTAGCAGGTTTAATAAGAAACGCAAGCGCTTACGAAAATAGTACACGAAACGCAGCAAGTCAATTAGAAAAGGCTTCTTCTATTGTGTATGGTATTGAAGACTAAAAAATAAAATAAAATAAAATGTATAAAGACTACGAAATAAAATTAAACGCTATCTTAGACAAGCACAAAGGAGTTAAAAGATTTGATTTTAAAGATATTAAAACTTTAGAAAAATTAACAGGACAACTTAAAAGTTTAGTAAGTAAATTAGACGATAGTAAAATAAAATCTGAATTAGGTAATTTTAATAAAGTAAACGAAGTATTTAAACAAGATAAAGAAGCGGAGCAAAACAAATGGGAAAATTTACTTAAAAAAGAAAAAGAGTTAGAAGACTTTAAAAAATCAGTCGAAAAATTCGAAAAAGAATATACTAAAGTAAATAAAAAAGCAGACGTATCACGAAAAAAAGCAGACGCAGCAGCTAAAAAAGTATTTAACGCTAACGATAAATATATGACAAGTTATAATAAAGCAGAAAGTATAGCAGACAAATTAGAAGACGCAATAGAGTTAGTAGAAAAAGGTGCGAAAGATTTAGGGCTAAAAGTAAATGTTTCACAATACGAAACACAAGTAAACAACTTTAGAAAATTAGAAGACAACCCTTTAAATAAATTAGACTTCGATTACTAAAATCAAATAGAACTTAAACAATTATATTATATAGTATAAAACAAAATTAAAATGGAATTAAAAACACAAATCTTAAAAGCTTTAGGTCTTAACAAAGACGAAGCAACTAACTTAGAATTTCAAGCTAAACTTATTGACGGTACTATAATAGTAAGTTCTGCTGATGAACTAGCAGCATCTGTAGACGTAGCAATTCTTGCAGAAGACGGAACGACTATGCCGTTACCTGTTGGAGTTTACGAAACAGAAGACGGAGTAGGTTTTTCTGTAGAAGAAGAAGGAGTAGTAGCAGAAATCTTAGAAACTGAAGAAGTAGAAACAGAAAAAGAAGAAGACTACAAAGACGAAGAAGAAGTAGAGATGAACGAAGAAATTGTAGAAGAAGTAGTAGAACCTTCAGAAGTAAACGAAAGGTTACCTAAGAAAATTAAAACAACAGAGGAAGTAGAATTTAATAAAGAAGAAGTGATCGAAGAAATCGGCGCTGTTATTAAAGAATTACTTACTGAAGTTAGAAACGATGTTAGTAGATTATCTTCTGAATTAGAAGAAATGAAAGGAACTAACGAAGCTTTAGAAGTTGAAAAAGAAACTTTATCTGCACAATTAGAAGAACTTTCTAAAGAACCAGCTTCAGAACCTGTAACTACAAACAAGTTTTCTAATAAAAAGAACACTAAAGAATTGTCTGCAACAGACTATAGAAATATGAGTAGACAAGAGAAATATTGGTATAACATTAATAATAACTAAAAAATAATAAAACGATGGCATTAACTATTACATCAAGCTCATACGCTGGTAAACACGCAGGGGCTTACGTATCGGCAGCTTTAAAAGCAGCGGATAGTTTAGAGTACTTAACTGTAAGAGAGAACGTATCTTACAAGGAAGTAATCAACAAGGTAGCAGGAGCAAACCTAGTAAAAGACGCAACTTGTGACTTTACAGAAAATTCTGCAACATTAACACTAACAGAACAAGTTTTAGAAGTAGAACCTTTTCAAATTAACATTGACGTTTGTAAAAAAACTATGTTATCTGACTGGGCGCACGAACAACAAGACGACTTTGTAGCTTACGCAATGACTTACCTTTCAGATAGTATTGCAGACAGTATCGAATTTAACATCTGGCAAGGTAACACTTCTACGTCAGGACAATTTAACGCTTTAAGTGCGTCAGGTATGAGTACTTCGTCTGCGTCTGCAGCTTATACAGCAGCAAACATTATAGCTAACTTAGGTACTTTAGTAGCTGATATACCAGCAGCGGTTTACGGAAAAGACGATCTTTATATTTATATGAACAAGAAAACTTACAGATTTTACTTATCTGCTATTTCTGCTTTATCTGCATTCCCTTTTAACCATATGGGGCAATACACACCAGAATTTGAAGGAATTTCTATCGCTGTTTGTTCGGGTGTAGCTGACAACGTAATGTGGGCAGGTACTAAGTCTAACGTATTTTTTGGAACTTCACTAAGTTCAGATTTAACAGAGGTGAAAGTTTTAGATATGGGCGACATTACAGGATCAGACGTAGTAAGAATGGTTTGTAGATATACTGCAGGAGTTCAAGTTGGTGTACCTTCAGACTTTACTAAACAATCGTAATTATTAACCTTTAAAACCTAAAAAAAATGTCTTGTAATTTAACAAAAGGACGTAACATAACTTGTAGAGATGGTATCGGTGGTATCAAAGCTATCTATATCGCACAACACGATGAATTAACGTCTTACACAGCAGCTAGTGGTGAAGTAACAGACTTCGATTTAGGTTCAGGTGACGACTTATATAAGTATTTACTTAAAAGAGGTACAGGGAGTGTAACAGAAACTATTAACGCATCTAGCGAAAATGGTACTGTATTTTATACACACTCTGTAAATGTAAAACTACATAACTTAACTAAAGAAGACCAAAACGAAATTAAACTATTAGCACAACAAAGAATGGTTATTTTCGCAGAACTAAACCAATTAAATAGTACAGGTAAAAATACTATTGTAGCTTTAGGTTTAGACAACGGTTGCGAATTATCTGCAGGTACTTCAGTTTCTGGGGTTGCTCTAGGAGATACAGTAGGATATGATTTTACTTTCGAGGCACAAGAACCTAATCCAATGCAACTTTTAGCGGACTATACAACAACTCCGTTCGACAACGCAGCGTTTACAATTAACGCAATAGTGACTTCTTAAAACCTTAAATGGTTTTGTTTTCATATTTATTAAGGGGGTGGCAATAGCTACCCCTTTTTTTTAACTTAAAATAAAAAAGATGTATAAACTAAAAGAACAATACAAAGGTGTTACAGTAAATAAAACAGGTCGTATGATTATATTAGACAACGTAAGATCTAACGAAGTAGAATTATTAGGAGTAGAACACTTTTTTACAAAGACTAAGAAAAAAACAGTTTCAACAAAAGAAAAATAAATTACTTGTTTTTATATTATATAGTATGATAACAGGGGTTTACGGTAGTACAGTAACAGCATATTTGACGTTAGAAGAAAAGAGAATAAATACATCGGTAGATAAAACTGCTATACGTTATTTATTTAAGTTTACTAACGATATGACTAAAGACGTAAAGTATAGTTACGCAGAAAGTCTAGTACACAACGACAGATACGTTAAATGTGAGTTCTTACACAATACTACAGACGACCTATATATGTATAAAATAAACTTCAAGCCGTACGGATTTTGGAAATACGAAGTTTACGAGGTTAGTTGGACTGGTGCAGTAGCTATAAGTGCAGGTAACGCACCTACGACAGAAAACGACATACTACCAGTAGCTAGTACACACGGAATAATACAGGGTAAAGTAGAAGAAGGTAAACTATACATACAAGAAACAGCAGGACAAGAACAAGTAAAATATACAAAACATACAACAACAGAAACTAATTATTTATATACAAATTAAAAACTATGAGTTTAATAGACAATAACAATACTCTTTTAAGAGAACAACTAGGTAAAGGTGCAGGTGTAGTATTTACTACTGCTAACCAAACAACAAAAGACTTTTACGCAATACATTTTGTTGTAGAAAGTGTAATAGCTTCTATAACTATAGCAAACTTAACAGGTGAAAGTGCACTACATACTACAATACCAGCAGGTACAGTAATATTTGGTAGATGTACGCAAATACAACTTACAAGTGGTGTAGCAATAGGATATACTGAAACAGACGGTAAAACTGGCGAATAATGAAACTAGGACTAGGTCTTAATATAAACAGCGTTGTAAGTGGTGACTGGACACCAGAAAACCTAACATATTTACAATTGTGGTTTAGAAATAATGTAGGTATTACTGAAAGTGACGGTTCGGCTTGTGAAGACGGCGATAATGTATTTGGTTGGGCAGACCAATCAGGCAACGATAATAACGCTACAGGTGCGGCAACTAGATTTACTTTTGACGCAGCAACAGGTGGTGTAGAAGGTGCAGGTAATAACAAGCTAGATATTACACAAATTGACTTTACAGGACAGTTTGCTTTTTATGCAAGGTTAAAGTTTGATACTATAAGTTCGGGGAATAATGATGTTATGTTTAACGACGCTACAGGTGCTGCGAACGATGATTTTTTCAGGGTACATTCATCAACACAATTAAGAGCAAAAATAGCTAGTGGTAGTTCTATGAATTATGCGTGTACAACAATTTCTACAGGTACTTATTATAACATAGGTTTTGAACGTGACGGAAGCGGTGACTGTAGAGCTTTTATAGGTGCTACAGCTCAAGACGGAGAAATAAATAACGAAAATACTTTTAACTTAGATAGAGTTTTAGGGGCTTTTGACGGAATATGTAAAGAAATTGTAGTTACAAACAAATCTTTAAGTGTAAGCGACAGAGAAAACCTTAATACGTATTTAAACAATATATAATGAAAAACAAAAAGAAAGTAAATTTTAAAGAAAGTATTTTAAACGTAAACTTTGAAACACAAACGGCACCTGTAATACAGGAAGCTATGGGTAAAGATTATATAGAATACGGTACAGAAAACTATAAAAACTTGTACCCTCAATTTTTAATAGACCTTTTCTACAACAGCTCGACGCATTCCGCAATTATTTCGACTGTTTCGGATATGATAGCAGGGGAAAGTATAACAGTAGAAGAAAGCGACAATTTAGACGCTTACGTAAAACTTAAAAGGTTCTTAGCACAGGCAAATAGTAAAGGTGAAAGTTTACATAGTGTAGTTAAGAAAATTGCTTTTGACTTTAAACTTCAGGGAGCGTATGCTTTAAACGTTGTATGGTCAAAGGATCGTACTACCATATCGGATTTGTACCACATTCCTGTTGAACGTATACGTATGGGAAAACCAGACGCTTTAGGTAGAGTTTCAGAATACTATGTAAGTGCAGACTGGAGTAATACAAGAAGAAACAAACCACAAGTAGTACCAGCGTTTAATGTAAACGACAGAACAAACCCTAACGCTATTATATATGACGGTATGTACAGTCCTAATATGCAACTTTATAAAGTACCAGACTATGTAGCGGCTTGTAATTGGTGTTTAATTGACCAAAAGGTAGCAGAATTTCATTTAGCAAATATAGAAAACGGTTTTGCAGGTTCTTACTTTATAAGTTTCGCAAATGGAGTACCAACAGCAGAAGAACGAAGACAAGTAGAAAATAGTATTAAAAAGAAATTTACAGGATCTGGTAACGCAGGTAAATTTGTACTTACATTTTCAGACGATAAAAACAGAACACCAGACATAACACCTATATCTGTAGCAGACGCAGACAAGCAATACTTAGCTTTACAGGAACTTTTAGTACAAAACATACTTACAGGTCACCGTGTAACGTCACCTATGCTTATGGGTATTAAAAACAGTACAGGACTAGGAAATAACGCAGAAGAACTTAATAGTGCCTTCGAAGTATTTTTGAACAGTGTAATAAAACCCTACCAGAATAACATATTATCTTGTTTAGGTAAGATCTTAGAAGTAAACGGTATTAACTTACCTTTAGAAATAGTACAGAACAAACCAATTACAACAAGGTTTACTATAGAAGATATGAAGTCTGTAATGACTGAAGACGAAATACGAGCAGAATTAGGTTTAAAACCTTTAGAACAAGAACTAACAGCAGACGAAGAAGAAAAAAGACAAAAGTACGCAAAGGTTGGTAGTATGATAACAGACGGTAAAGAACTACCTTTATTTGACACTATAGAAGAAGCAGAAGCCGAAGCAGAAAAATTAGGTTGTTCAGGTTACCACGAACACACACAAGACGGTAAAACGTATTATATGCCGTGTGAAAACCACGAAGACATAACTAACTTACAAAAGTGTGACTGTACTAAACCTTCTAAAGAGTGTAAAAAAAAATGTGACAGATACGAAGACGAATTAGACAAGTTTATAGCAGAATACGGCGAAGACGAGCCTAACAGTGAAGAATGGACTTTAATAAGTGACGAAAAAGTAGAAGAAGAGCACGAAGAATTTGATTTTGAAAACGAACTAAACGACATAGCACACTACGAATTTGCAACTACAGGTACAGCAAGACCTAATAGTAGATCGGAACAAGACGGTTTAGACAGAGAATATAACTTATACAAAGTAAGGTACGAATACGCACAAGCAATAGCAAGCCCTAACACTAGAAACTTTTGCAATAAAATGTTAGCAGCTGACAAAGTATATCGTAAAGAAGATATTTTACAAATGAGTAATAAAAAAGTAAATGACACTTACATTAATAAACAAGGTAGGGAAGTAGGTTGGGGGCCTAACGGTGCTACTACATACAATGTATGGTTATATAAAGGAGGTGGTAATTGCGGTCATTTTTGGAGAAGAAAAATATACTTTTACAAATTAGGAGTAGCAACAGGAAACAAAATACAAGACGCTACAGACATAGTAGGAACAGTAGAAGCAAGAAGTAGAGGGTTTTACCCTAAGGCAAACGACAGTAAAGTAGCAAGAGCACCTAAAAATTTACCTAATAACGGCTTTTTAAAATAACAATATGAGTTACGTATTATTTATATCAGAAAACAAAATAAAAGACAGTACCGCAATAGGTGGTAATGTAGACAACGAATTTTTACTACCATACATAAAGGTAGCACAAAAAAAATATATAGAAACTAAGTTAGGTACAGACCTATTCGAAGCGTTACAAACTAAAATAACAGCAGGTAGTTTAGCAGGAGCATACCAAACTTTAGTAGACGATTATATACAAGACGCTTTAGTACATTGGTGTTTTTACGAGGCGTTACCGTTTTTACGTTATAAGGTTATGAACAACAACGTAGTTTCTAAAAATGCAGAAAACAGTACACCTTTAACGAGAGAGGAAGCACAAGACCTTAGAGAAGAAATAAGAAATACAGCAGAATTTTATACAGAACGTCTTATAGACTACATTAAAAACAATACTGCAAGTTTTCCTGAATATTCTACAAATACAGGTGCAGACGTTTCACCAGATACAGCAAACTATTACTCTGGCTTAAACATTGAATACGACAGAAACCAACGTAGAGATATTACTTTAGACGACTTCTTAACACCAGATCTTAAATAATGAAAAAGAACTATAAACCAAAAGCTAAAAACGAAGTAGCTTTAAAAACATATATTAAAAGTGCCAATAAGAACAGCAACAAAAGACACAGTAGAAACAATAGTAGTAAATAGTTCTGTAATAGGATTTACTACATTTGCCGAAATAGAAATGATTTTAAAAATATTACTATTAGTTTTAACTATTGGATATACTGTAAATAGGTGGTACTCGCACTATAAAAAAAATAAATAAATGAAAACACTTTGTAAAATATTATACTACATAACTTTAAAAAAAGTATGTTTAGGTAAATGCGACCTAGACTGTAAAAAAAAATAATGACTTTAAAATATTTTAAACTATCAGAGTTTAACTGTCCGTTTTTACAAGATCAAAAAATGAATTATACATTTTTAGAAAAGTTAGATCGTGCAAGAGGTTTAGCTATGGACGGCGAAAAAGAAGTACCTTTTAAAATTACTTCAGGGTATAGGACAAAAGAGTACAACGAAGACCTAATAAAAAGAGGTTATAAGGCAAGTAGAAATTCTAGTCACCTTAAAGGACTAGCAGCAGATATAAGCGTAAAAGATAGTAGACAAAGGTTTATAGTTATTAATAGTCTATTGTTAGCAGGTTTTACAAGGATAGGTATTGCAGATACATTTATACACGTAGATTTGGATTTAGAAAAAACACAAAACGTAATTTGGACATATTAACTAAAATTTTTTATATTATGGAATTATCAAACATTGATTGGACTACTTTAATTTGGTCACTAATAGCAATTTTCGAAGTAATTGTAAGACTTACACCGTCTGAAAAAGACAATTCACTTTTAAACAAGGTTATTTGGTTTATCGATAAAGTAGTA